AGCACGGGAAGACCTTTCTTTAGCAAAAGAAAAAGAAAAAAGCTTGCAGAGGCAGTTAGACTATACAAGCCAAATTATAGACACAGCATCTCAAGCATTTGAGTCTAACTTAAGAGGCGCAATTAATGCGCTTATAACAAATCAAGAAAGCAGCTTAAAAGACTCTCTTTTAAATATAGCCAAGGGGGTAATGACTAGTGTTGCAGGAACTGTTTCTGACCAGTTAACAAAGTCTGCGTTAGACTTTTTAAAGATAGGCGGAAAGAAGACCCCCGAAGAAAAAATTGTAGACGCACTTGACAATACAGGGTCAAAAGTTGAGATAGCCTTAAAAACGGGAGGGGACTATATAGCAGGTAAAATACGGGAAGCTTTAGGAACAGCCGATATACCAATTATTGACAAATCAACTCAAGCAAAAGTGCCGCAGGTACCAATAGGGCCCTCTACTGAGGACAAACCAACTCAAGAAAAAGTGCTGGAGGTACCAAAAGGGCCCTCTGTTGAAAAACCCCTAAACTCTGGGCAGGGTTTCTTTGTAAATCCCAAAGATATGCCGAAACATATGATAGCCGGCTCACAGTTTGAGGGGGTTTCTACAAAGACAGAACCGAGTATATTTCAACCGCTTAAAGATTTATTCTCAAAAGATGCACCTTTTTTACAGAAAATTGGTGATATTTTTAGTAGTTTTAAAGATGGTTTTGCCTCTATTTTTAAAGGGCTATTTAGCGGAGAAGGAGGAATTGGCTCTCTTTTAGGCTCTCTTGGAAGCGGTATAAGGGGTCTTTTACCTTTCGCAAGCGGAGGAATTATTCAAGGAGGTATGAAAGCTTATTCTTCCGGAGGAGTTGTAAGCAAGCCTACTCTAGGGCTTATTGGAGAGGGTAGACATAACGAAGCCGTGGTGCCTTTACCAAATGGAAAAGAAATTCCTGTAAATCTAGGTTCTACGGGTGGTGCGGGTACAAATAATGTAGCTGTAAATATAAGTATGGAAGGGGGCCAAGCAACTACGGAAGGTGGTTCGCAAAATATCTCAGAATTTGGAAATGTTATTGCAAGCCTCGTTCAAAGAGAGCTAGCGGACCAAACAAGACCCGGAGGTTTATTAGCAAAATGACAAATATAGTAGACGATTCAGGAAGTGCTTATACTGTCGATAGAAGTGCATCAGAGAGTTCAAAACCGCGTATTCGAAGTTTTTCTTTTGGAGACGGATACGAGCAACGCATAGCCGATGGTATAAATACTCTAGGGCAAACTTTTTCTATATCTTTTAAAAATAGAAGCCTAACAGAGGCAAATGCTATAGTAGACTTTTTCGAAAGTAAAAATGCAGTTACGCCTTTTGCTTATTCGCCACCTGGGTTTGCCTCAGCAACTACGGGCACTCAATTTACAGCAAATAATACTATTACAGGAACCGGACTCTCGGGTTTAGGAGATGATGGCTGGATTTTGGTAGTAGGAAGCACCTCTAATGATAAAGGGTACTCTATAGATAGCACCGGAACTAATACTGCAACAGCATTAACTACCTACGACCCTCAAGTAACTTCCGCAACTGAAAGTTTTACGGTATTAAAAGCATTGGGGGTAATATGTGAACAGTGGAGTATTTCTCACCCCCAACCCAATATAGCAACTGTTACAGCAAAACTAAAAAGAGTATATGAGCCATGAGCATAGGAGCAGATCTACAGACCTTAAACTCGGGGAACTCCCCTTATGTAGAGCTATTTGAAATTCAAGTAGCAGAGTCAACTTACATTTACATAACTAACTACTTAGAAGATATCGGACCTTTTACAGATACTTCTACTAATTTAATTCAGTTTAGGGATTATGATAATCCCAGCGTAATAAGAACATACTATCCAGTGCCTAGTTCTTTGGAGGGTATAGAGCACAAATCAGAGGGTCAATTTCCCCAACCAACCCTTACGATAGCAAATATTTTAAGAAGCTCGGGCAACGATAGTTTTTCCGGATTACTAGGAAGTTTGTCTTATGAAGATATTTTAGGGTTTAAAGTAATACGTAGAAGAACTTTAAAAAAGTATTTACATGGCGAAAGCGGAGATGCAAATCCCCCAGTAGAATTGCCCAGAGATGTTTTTTACTTAGATAGAATAGAGGACGAAACCCCAGACAGGGTAGTGTTTACTACAGTCCTTCCTATAGATTTTACAGGAGTAACTTTACCTAAAAGAAATATCATTGGAAATAGGTGCCCCTGGGTGTATCAAGGAGCTTCAAGAAATAAGAATGAGTGGGAAAAAGTTGGTGGATGTAGTTGGATGGAAAACTCAAGTATTATTATCGGAGACAACTATGCCTATGTTTATGTGAATGAGGATGATGAATATTTAATAGACTCTACAACAACTTTTACTCTTTATTCTTCTGGATCCGTAGATAAGTTTTCTTTTTACAAAGTAGTAAAGTCTGGTTTAACTAAAATAAGTGAGACGGGGACTTTATCTACAGCAACTGACTATGACTACTGGCAAAATTTAACGGGAGTAGACACAACTCCTTCTGAGTTATCTCCTAATTGGAGACGGGTTCGTATTTATACACAATTTACTGGGTCTCCTACCGTAAACGTGTATACTGATTCCTCTTATAATAGCTACTTTAGAACGGGAACTACCCCAAATTATACAATATGGAAAGCAGTTAGCCGTAGTCAACAATCTGCGGCTGCTCCTACTGAAACGGGGGTTCTCTGGGAAAGAGGAGACAAATGTGGTAAACGAATAGACTCATGTAAAGCCAGATTTGAAGCTCGTGCAATAGTAACTTTAGCTGTTGCAGCAACTACCAACCTAAACGTAGGTAATACTATACTAGGAGATACTTCTGAAAGCTCTGCAAGAGTTGAAAAAATAACGGGAACTACTTTGCATCTTACCGGATGTACAGGAGACTTTATTAGTGGGGAAACTATTCGAAGTAATGATAATACTCTTGAATATGTCAGTACTGCTCAAGGAGCTATTGTTACAACTCCGGGATTTTTAAACAATCTTGCTCCTCGAGTTATGCCTTTTGGCAGCTTTCCCACTGCGAGGGTTTTTCAGTGATAGACGAAATTTTGCTTCATGTAGAAAAAGAGTATCCTAAAGAGGCGTGCGGCCTTATAGTTTTCGATGGCAAAGAAGAAATATGGATTCCCTGTAAAAATGTATCAGAGTTTCCTGAAGAAGAATTTTTATTTGATCAACGAGAGTTTATTAACGCTCAAATACACTATGATATACTAAAAATAGTGCATAGTCACTCAGACTCTAGTGCGGACCCAAGTCCTCATGATAAGTCGGCTTGTAAAGCTATTAAAATACCTTATCTTATTATTGGATGGCCCGAAGGGGATATTAGAGAGATTTTACCAAATGAATAGAAACGTACACCTTCTTGGAGAGTTAGATCAATTTGGAAGTAATTGGCAGATGGAGGCGGCATCTATCTCAGATATTATTCGTCTCATAGACTGTCAGGCAGACGGATTTAGAAAATTTTTAATTGATTCAGCTGAATCAGGGCTGGATTTAGCTATAGTAGGAAAAGATTTTTTAGTAACAGAGCCTGAAGAACTACTTTTTAATAATTTAGGATCAGAAGAGTTATACATAAGTCTAATTCCTGCAGGCTCAAGAAAAGGGTGGGGTAGAATATTACTGGGCGCAGTGCTAATAGCTTTATCTTTGGCTGTACCTATTCCTGGGGCGCAGGCGGCCGGATTTAAAGCAGCCCAAGCTCTCTCTAGCACTCTTTTAAGTGTAGGGTTAAGTATAGGGCTTCAAGGACTTACTCAGTTGCTTGCTAAAGCTCCCGATGCAAATGATGAAAAAACAAAAAGCGGGCTTTTTGATGGTCCCGAGTCTACTTTAAAGCAAGGACAGCCTGTTCCAATTCTTTACGGACAGCTACTAATAGGAGGAGCCCCTATTCATGTTAATTTAACAACGGCCTCAAGCAACCCCTCAGCGAGTGGGTACGGTACCCCCACCCCTTCAGGTGAGTCACTATTCAATAACAATCAAGTAGATACGGACTTTAGTAATATAGATACTGTTCCCGATATTTTTCATCATGATACTTTTAGATTCCCTACATTCCCCGACAGAGAAGAGCCTGAGACAGGCCCGTATATTATAGGAAATTAACTATGCCCTCTCAAATTCAAGTTGCTACTATTATAGATTTACTATCAGAAGGCCCGATAGAGGGCATAGTTAATGGTTCTGCCGGAGTATTCCTAAATGGAACTCCTATACTAGATTCCGAGGATACTAAAAGTTTGGGAACTATCAGAGGTAAACTTACTACTGATAGTAACACGGCTAATACTTACACATTTAATCCAAGCCCTTCTTTTGACTTAAACGAGTTAGATTTTACACAAGGAGAAAGATTTGTAGCATCTCTTCAAGCTATTTCAATAAGTAACGCTTACATTAAAGCAAGAAAGCATCCTAAAGTCTTAATGACTCCAAATACTACGTGGCAAGCCACAGATATAGGCAGAACTATAACTTTAGTATCAGGAGAAAATGGTGCAGTTGAATTCTTTCAAATAGAAAGAATAGGTAAAGACTCTTCGGGAAGCGATAGTAGAATAGTACTAAGCAAGGCATCACGAGGCCCTTATGGCTCTTCTAACACTCGCAACTGCTATCTTTCTGAAGTTAGAAAAATACAGTCGGTGTCGTCCGCAAGCTCTTTATTACTAAGTTCTGATTTTACTAGTACTCTTAATAATGCTTCTGCTTTAATTTTGCCCTTAAACTCTTCATCGGTCGATACACAAACTTCTTCTCTTCAAAATTTTGAAAGCGCTAAAATTGTTGCTCGTACCGGAGAAAGAAACCAAGCCCCATTTGATACTACTTTTGGGGGAGGGCAAACATCCTTCGCCACCACTTTTAATACCGAGATCAAACAGACTACTAGATCTGGAACTTTAGCGGATGGCAGCAGCTATGATACAGGGAATTTAGCGGATGCTATAGTAAAAGATGCTATAGGAGACATGAGCATTGGGTCTCCAGATACTATAGATAAGGTAAAAATTAATATTCAATTTCCATCTCTTACTACCTATTCTAAATCCGGAGCGGAATATGATGCAGGAGCAGAGTTTCAAATATATCTTGAGTACAAGAGAGGGGCAATTTGGTATAACTCAGATGGCACAGTAGCTTCTCAAGCTAGTTCAAAACCTGTATTTGGACTTAGTGACGACGAAATAAATAGTAGAAGTGGTAGAGTCCTTGACGATAGTACCCCTCGAGAGGAGCAAATAGACAAATTTGCTCTTCAGCCCACGTATATGAATAATGGAATAGTTAGAGGTTTTTTTAAAACTGAGTTTATAAAAGAGTTTGTTATAGACCTAGAGCAATTTAAACCTTTCTCTAACTTTCGTATAAGAATAGAAAGAGTAACAGCAGTAAATGATGCTATAAGAGACTTATCCAGAACTCAAAATGCTAGCTTTTTACAAGCAATTTTTGCCTTTAGTAACGATAAATTAAATTTTTCTAATACAGCGGTAGCCGGCATTAAAGTAAGCTCTTCAGATTTTGAGAATATTCCTAAACGAAGTTACTTAGCTGAGGGATTAAAGATTCAAGTCCCTACAAATTATTTTACCGCAAAAGAAGCAGGCGGAGTAGCAAAGTATACTAGAAATACCTCTACAGGAGCCGATACTTCGTCAGAAGTATTATGGGATGGAAGATTTAGGGGAGATATAGCAGACCCGTTATGGAGAACTAATAAATCCCACGAAAATTATAGAAAAGTATACTGTAATAATCCTGCCTGGGTTTATTATGATATACTAACTAATAATAGGTACGGGCTGGGGGAGTACGTTTCTGCACAAAACATAAATAAGTATGATTTATATAGAATTGCTAGATATTGTGACGAGCTTGTTCCAGACGGAAAAGGAGGGCAGGAGCCTAGATTTAGCTGTAATTTATATTTAAAGTCTAAGCAAGAAGCCTTCAAAGTAATAAACGACTTAGCAAGTGTTTTTAGATCTATAGTTAAATGGAGTGCGGGAGAATTAAGCGCTTCTCAGGATGCTCCCAAATCTCCTATATATACTTTTGCTAGCTCAAATGTTCTTGGAGGAAATTTTTCTTATGAGTCTACTTCAAAAAGACTTAGAATAAATCAAGTAGCAATAACTTGGAATAATCCTGAAAAATTCTATAAGCAAGATATAGCTTATGTAGAAGATGGAGAATCAATACTTAAAGAAGGAAAAATTATTAAAAAAGACTTAGTTGCGGTTGGGTGTACTTCCGAAGGACAGGCAACTAGGTTAGGTAAATGGATACTTTTAACAGAGCGATTAGAATCAGAACTTATTAAGTTTAAAACAGGAATAAACGGGGCTTTTGTTAGGCCGGGTGACCTTATTTATGTACAAGACTTTAATAGAACTAATTCTATAGCTTCTGGTAGGCTTGCTAAGTCGGGATCGCATACAACTACTACTGTATATTTAGATAGAAGCGTTCCTCTAGAGCAGGATACTTATGAGCTTCATGCAACTTTTTCAGAATCGTCTGCGTATTTACAACAAGATTCCGCCCAAATAAATAGTACTTTATACGTTAGAGGGGACCAAATAAAACAGGCTAGAATAGCGGGACAAGGTACGTCGTATACAAATATTAACAGCAAAGAAACCGCTTCTAATGCTGTTGATGACAGTGGGGTGTTTATACAGCTTCAATGGAGCGAGGAAATCTCTGTAGAATCTAGAAGTTTTACAAGCCTTTCTAACCAAACAACGTCTTCAATAACAGTAGACAGCGCTTTTTCTTTCGTTCCCTCGTCTGAAACTGTTTTTACAATAACGAACACGTCTGACTCAAATACTGCAAAAGGTGCTAAAAAATATAGAGTTTTAAACATTGTCGAAAACGACGATAAAACTTTAGATATTTCGGGACATCTTTACTTAGAAGATAAGTTTTCTGCCATCGATAAGGGGTACGTAATAGAAAGCTCTGAGTTTACACCTTTGCCCACTTTTGACAATAAAAAAGTACCTTCTCCCGAAAACGTATCTTTGTCTTTAAAAAGAGCCACTGACGGGGAGTACGAAAGCACTACGGTATTAAATTCATACGTAGCAGATATATCATGGGGGCACCCCAAAGTTTTAAACTCTGACGAAAACTACCAATATGTAGATTACTACGAAATAAAGCACCCTTATACAGCTTCGGGATTTTCGGAAATTAAAAGAGGGACTAAGTCTACTTCAATATCTTTTACTGAGTTTGTTTCTCCTAAAGAAGCGGCAATATTTGTAAGAACTGTAAGTATACTAGGAAGAAGGTCGCCATGGTCTAGAATAATAAAAAACTACTCTGAAAACTTTTCTTCTAGCCTAGTGAAGTCTTCAGAAATTTTAGGAGTTTCTTTAGGGGGCTCTATAGACACTTCCTTAAGTTTGGATACGTCTAATGGACAACTTTCTTTTGAGGATGCAAATTTTAACATAGTGTCCCCTCAAGGGGTAGTTACTAGTTTAAGCTCAGTAACCAGTTTAGATGCCGGGACTTTATCCGATGGAGAGGCAGCTTATATAGCCTTTGATGCATCGGCAAACTCTTTAGTACTTTTAGACATAGAAACAGACTCTACCGTACAAGATCCTTCTACTTCTGTCCCTTTAAATGAGCAGTATTGGAGGGTTTTTGGACAATCCTCTGGATTAGCGGACACGAATGTAAATACTTCTTCTGCAGTAAATATAGTTTCTAATAATAGGGCTGTATTTACAAACACTTTTACAACTTCATCAGATGCAACTACTCAGTTTAGTTTTGGGGATTTAATAAAGTTAGGTTCAGGAACTGGGGCCTGGTATGGTACCGTGGAAGAACTAACTTCGACGTCAATTACTACTCGTCAATATATAAATAGAGCTGTATCTTCTGGTACGGATATTTATAAACAGTCTTTTAGAATTAATCTTTTCTTAGACTTTATAGTAGCTAAAATCTCTAAGACTTCTGGCGTATACTCTTTAGAGACTTTTGCTACTACTCAAGGCGCCACAGGACCCACAGGAGCCTCAGGGGTCGGAGGTAAGGGTGTTAAACTAACTTCTGACAGATACGCAGTAAAGTTTAATGGTGCTGGGAATATTGTAGATAATAGTTCAATAACTCTTTCCGCAGATGCACAGGGATTTGATACTAATCCTCCAGTTTATTATAGATTTTTGCAAGATGGTACGGAACGAAGAGGCTGGAGCCAAACTCCCACGTATTCGTTTGGTATTACTCAATTTCCCAGCGCTGCAGGCTCTGACACGTGGAAAGTAGAAGCTGCAAACGGCACTGCAGGACCTACAGCCCCTACAGCGTCAGAAGCTTTTGATACTATAAGCATTTTCGGAGTACAGGAAGGTTCGGATTCTGTAATAGGCTATCTAACCAATTCAGCACATGTAGAATCGGCCGCAAGCGATGGTACATTAAATAATAACTTAACAGATGCCGGAGGAACATTTAGAGCTTATATAGGGGCCACAGAAGTTAATAATACCTCAAATATAACTTTTAGACTAAATGGCGGCGGTACTACATCAACTTTAAATGGATTAAAAATCACAATAGATGCAAATACAGGTGCATACACGCTTACGGAGGATAGCGCTTGGACAAGCTCTCAAGAAACCTTCTTATTAGAAGCAGTTATTAATAGCCCTAGCGTTACATTGCAGCAGCAATACACCATTTCTAAGTCAGTAGATGGGTCAACAGGCCAGAGTGGAAGAACTGTTAATTTATATAAACTAAATGATTCTACTCTTTCTGATAATACTCAAGGCACTTTTTCTGATCCTAAGAGTGGTGTGGAAACTGGGTGGGACTATTCTGTCCCAGCTATTACTACTGCAGGAGATAAAATTTACGTAATAACAAGAACCTTTACGTCAGACGGCCAAACTCCCCAAGACAACGCATGGTCCGGTCCAAATTTATATAGCGAAGTCGAAGCAAGTAGATTTACCACAATTTTTAGGTTAAATAGTAATAGTATAAATAACAGTTCGGGTTCTTTCAGTGATCCCCTGAGCGGTAATACTTCTTGGCAATATTCCGTACCCTCTTTATCGACTAATGGTGACATTGTTTATGCGTCTAGTAGATACTTTACGGGGTCTGGCGATGGGCAAGATTCTAGTTGGTCTACTCCAGTAATATATTCCCAGAGAACAGATGGGGCCGACGGAGCCGACGGAGCCGACGGAGCTACCGGAGCTGCTGGAGACGACGGACTAAGAACTATTCAGGGCTACTTGTATTATGAAAAAACAACTACAGGAGCTCCCTCAGCACCTACAGGAGCTACTTATACATTTTCAACTGGAGTAGTTTCTGGTACAGGGATTAATGACGCCGGTACTACAAATGTTTGGAAAAACTCTCCAAATACTCAGGATGCTACGTCCTCCAACACTTTTTATACCGTAAGATATTATGGCACGGAAGCATCGGCAGGCTCTAACACAATTACCACTTCATATAGTAGTGTTGTACAACAAACTTCCTTTACAGGAGTAGTTACTTTTAGTGGCGGAACAACTCTTACCGACGGGTCTAGTACTATAGACCCTCTTGAATCGTCTGATTTAGGGCCCAGTGGTACTACCACAATTGATGGGGGCAGAATTACTACAGGCTCTATACAAAGTGCGAATTATGTAGATAATGGAAGTAGTGATTTTTCTACTTCTGGTTCTAAGTTTGATTTATCGAATAATGTTGTAGAAACAAAATATTTCTACAGTAAGGACGCCGGTGCGGGGTTTGCTGGTACCGTAACTGTTGGAGGAACGGATCTTACCGTAGATAATACTCTTAATGAAAATACCACGCCCGACGACGTAGGTCTAGAGACTTTAACATTAATAGCAAGCGGCGGTAAAACGCTCACATTTACAGGAAATAGAATATCAGTTAGCGGCGGGACTGCGGGCCAATGGGACACGGACGCAGTTTCAAAAAATGGTTTTAATACTGCTTTTGTTTCGTTTAAAGTAACGAATGCTTTTAAAGCTTTTTCTATGGGATTAGATAGTGCCCCCGATGCAAGTGATCATTTTAATAGTATTGACTATGCTTGGTATATAAGTAGTACCGCCAGTATTCTAAAAGATGGAAATCTTTCACAACCACTAAAAACGAATATATCTTTTTCAGTAGGGGATATTTTTAGTCTAACATTTGACGGTTTTGCTTTTAGATTTTATAAAAACGGCACTTTAGAGCATACAGAAACACACCCATCCGCTACTACCCCTCTATACCTTGACTCGAGCTTTTTCTCCACGAATTTTAATGTAGACGCAGTTCAGTTTGGTCCTCTTGGATACAGCGATTACGGTGCAGCGGGGTCTCCCGTACCAGGAATTAACTGGGGTGGGGGAAGCTGGAACATACAAGTAATACCAAACTCTAATAATGGTACTCCTGACACTGATGCCGGTGAGATATATCTAACAGCAGGTACTTATGTCCTACCCGACAATACTACAAGAACTCTGCTTACTGCTGCTCAAATTCAAACTCCTTTTGAGGGCACTGTTAGGCCGAATGATAGCGGAGGCACCGATAATGTTTTTTACGCAATCTGGGGAGCCTCTACACCTGACACTCGATTCGGCTCGAAAGTGTGGGGTAATCCGGCTGCGGAGACTGCGGGTCTTTTTGCAGCAGTATACAATCGAGAAAGTAAAAAGTGGTATGCAGTTTCTAATGATAATAGTTCTGTAGAGTTTACTCCGGCCGCCACAGACTATGTAATTGTTACGGGGGTTAAAACTTCGACTTCGGGAGGATTAGATCGCGTTACACCTACTGTTGCTTTAGCAACAAATAACGGAAGCACTATAGACTCTTCTGGAGATATCTCAGGAGCGATAACAATGCTGGGTTCAGGAACTATTACCGCAGGAACGGATGACGACAATAAGATAGTTATTGACGGCAATAATAAAAGAATAACAATTACTGATAACGGTACTGTTAGAATTATAATAGGAAATCTTCCCTAATGGCATACGGAATAATTATATATAACCCTAACGGGAATTCTATAGTCGATACTAGAACGGACAAGCAGAGCACTGCTATGGTTTCAGGCTCTGCATCCATTACTACAGACTCTTCGGGAGACGGAACATCTAGTAGTATATCTTTTCCGGGTCTTACTTCAGGGAATAGTTCTACACACAATGTTTATATATACAAAACAAATACTACACAAGATATTCGAATTTCTATAAATAGATCTACAGACTCTTTTACAATTGATTTAAGTGAGGCTACACCTAGCACTACTTTTTCTATTCCTTTTAGTGGCACGGTGGTATAAAATGGCATATGGAGTACAGATAGACAACTTTAACTTAAATACTCTCATAGACAGTAATGCAACTTCTCAATATCAAATTGCCTCTGTTGCGAGTTGGCCTTTTGCGCAAGGTGCTGATGAAATAACTGTTGGGGATAATGAAATAATACTTATAAACTATAATGGTAGTAATGGGGCACAAATCCTAGTGTCTTCAAATGGTAGCACGTGGAAAAATGAAAGTAGTGTTAATTTAAGCTACGCTAGGTTAGTAGAAGTAAAAAGCGACAGTAGTCAACCTGCAAATTCAAATTACGGTATAGTAATATATGATAGCTCTGGAAATACTCCTATATTTAAAGACTCATATATTAAAAGCTATGATATTGTAACTAATTACCCAGCAGGGTCGCTGCAAGGGGGAGGAGAATCTAATAATCAAGGCAGCCCAGACAGCCTGGGTACCAAAAGCTCTACTTTGTATTGGTCACTACCCTCGCCGTCAAGAAGTGTCTACTCACAAGGAGGAAGCACATTTACAGTTAAATATAATCAATTTAAAATAGGAAGCTCGGGAGAAATACTATACGTAAACTACATACAGCTCACTACTACTGGTGAAGGTGGTTTTACATCATACACTTATCTTACAAACGATTCGCAAATATTTACTGCAAACATAAGGAATTAATAAAATGTCAGAAATTGTTTCTTGGCTGGTTTATGTAAATCAGACAACTGGATATATAAACTTAATAACCTCTGTTAGGGGTTCCGGTGCTCCTGCTGAGGGTCTAACTGAAGACGGTCAGCTACTAAAGCACTTAACCCCCTCAGATATTAATGAACTAACAAACTGGACGACTCCGGGGCAGTTTTCTATTGAGTACCAATGGTTTGAAAATGCTTGGTACTATAGAGGGCTTCGTGCGTCTGAATACCATGAGTGGGAGGGATCCTCTCCAGGGTCTTGGGTTTACCAAACGTCTAGATTTGAAGAAATAGTAAAATCAGAAAGAACAAGAAGGTTGTATTCTTGTGACTGGACTCAAGTCGCGGACGCTCCTCTTACTGCTGAACAGAAAACTTCCTATGCGACTTATAGGCAACAACTAAGAGACTTTCCCCCTACAGTAGATATGTCTTCCGAACCTACAGATGTACAAAGTCTTTCTTGGCCGGTTGAACCAACCACATAAAAAATAATTCTTGACTTCCAACGTGTCCCTTGATATAATTTATAAAATTTACAAAAGATACTCCACAATTATGACGGAGTACTTCAGGAGAAATACCCATGGCTGATCCATTTCAAAGTCCTAGCACTATTAATACTAGTGGTCTTATTTTAGACATGCAACCCGTAGTTCCTCATGACACTACAAGTAACGTAGGTGTTGATGCCGATGACTTAGCTGTAGGGCTATATATCACTGTAGGCGGTGATGTTTCTTTTTTACCAAAAAACGGATCAACTGTTCGTACCGTAACAGTACCAGATAATTTTTACTTAGTTTGCTCCGTTAGACAAGTAAAAGCTACTGGGACAACTGCCACCGGCATTCACGCGATGGTGGTTTAAAATGTTTGGCGTCGGTCTGACCCTACCCAAAGTATCGGCAGTATTTCTTAGCGCCCTCCGCAGGTTGATAGCTGCATATAAAATCAACGACCTGACGCCAGACCTCGTTGCTGATTTTAATGGCAGTCTAAATACTGGCACCGAATTTTATGACGCTGGCGGAACTGTAGATACCTTTGCAGAACTGATCACACACAGCCGTGCTGG